GTTGCCCCAATATCTACGTTTAAATCGCCCGTTGTATTTGCCATCTTACTTATTAGTTTTATTCAGCTTTGCCGCTAAAGTCCTTAGCCTTTCATGTACGTCGTTATCTTGGTGAATTACTTTAGGTTTTAAAGCGTCTATTATTGGTAACCTACGAATATCCTCAGGCTTCTTTGGCCCCTTATTAGTATTGACCTTTATTGTAATAAAAATAAGGTCTCTTATCCGTTCCCATTGCCGTTCTTCGCGAAGTAAAAAGCCGCGATAAAGTCTATCAAACTCTCGCGGCTTCATCTCAAAATAATCCCTCTCTCGCAAACTGATCTCCGCTGCTAAATCTAGCAGGTCATCAAAGTATATTTCTACTTTTTCGGATAAACTTTTTTTTTATCACTATCAACCCTATCCTCTTTGTGAGGCTTAGGCATTGCTTCGTGCGTCTCGGTCAAAATAACAATTGCAACCTCTGGACTATTTACAAGCTCCTTTAAAATATCTTCCTCGGATAAATCAAAGTCTTTATTAGAAGATTTCAAACAAGCGAAACAAAGTCGGGCTAATTTCTTATGAGTAGAAATTTTAGCCTCGTTTTTACCTTGCATTACCTCACTGATTTCGTTTAAGTCATCAGCTACGTCGCTATACTTATCCAAACCAGCAAGATCACCATATAAATGCAGAACGTAATTATTAAACTCTACATTATAGGTTTTGCCGTTAATCTCTAATTGCTTCATAAATTAGGTAATAGTAATCTCAGTTACTGCACCGCTTTTTTGGAATTCGCAGGTAAAAGTACCAGCTTCGTTTTTTGCTCCGCTAAGTTCTAGGTTCATAATTAACCCGTTTAACTGATAAGCCTTGGCCCCAATACTCTCAAGTCCAAATATTAAAGTAGCGGCAGCTTTACCTGTTGCGGCTGCAAATAAATCACTAAAGGAATAAGTTGCAGCGGGATCATAAAGACCCTCTAAAGATATAGTTGCGTCATCTTCGCCCGCTATATATTCCTTATGCCCTGCACTATCTTTAGTAGTAACATCAATCATATCAATAGACAAGCTAAATGTATGATTAGTAGTAGCGTTAATGGTTGTACCTCCAATTTGAAGTAATACCGATGTTCCGTTAGTAACTGCCATTTCTATTTATTAAAGTTGCTCAATTTCAAGGTTAAAAGTGATGACCGCCCTTTGTTCGTTTCCATTTGGGAAAAAACCGCCCGCATCTATCACATTTTGCGTGTAAAGATAAGTATTATTAAATGTAGGTGATAAATCTAATATACTTGTAACCGTCGGTTTTATCAACTCTTGCACCTTACTAACCATGTCTTTAAAAAACTTCGCGCTTCCTCCTTGGTCTAATTGGTAGTTAACAACCTGGACTTGTAAATTACACGAACTTAAAAACCTATCTTTTGTGCTATCGTCCGAGTATTGAAAATCTCCAATATAAACGTAACCCGCATCCACAGAATCGGGGACGACTTGATAAACGGGCCATGTAATACCCGAAACAGTGACATTATTATTTAGTAGGGCATAAACCGCCTGAGCTACTTTATTGCTAGGGTCTTTCATATTTCGGGAAATAAATGTTTTACAAGGTTGTAATTAGCTTTCGGGTGATTGTCGGCGAAGTGTTCATAGCTCCAAATATTAGTGTCCGACTTGACATCTAAAACGCAATACTTATAAATCTCTAAAACCTCTGGACTAATCCCAATGTTAGCTAGATTGGATTGGCTAGTCATATCAAGCCCTCGATTTATTCCATCGAGCCAAAGTTTATAATTCAGTTTCTCGATTGCTTCGCGTGATATAAATCGACCCGCGCCTATAAGTGTATAGGATTGAGTGGTAAGGTGAAAACTACAAGCGGATTGTTTCTTTGGTTCGCAAAATAGTAGCTTATTAACTCCAAATAGTTGTTTACCTTCTACCATTGCCGCTAAAGCATATTCAAGATATTCGTTTGTAATCAGGTCGTCCGATCCTAATTGCAATATGTAGTCAAAGTCAATATCTTTTAAAGCCATTGCGCCCGCGTTATGCTTCGCTCCTAAAGGTGTATTATCGCAATAGGTATATTGATAACCAAAAGACTCAATCATGTCTTTATCGGCCTTATTTGATACCATGCAGAAAGGAATTATTTCAATAGCCTCAGGCCAATAGTTTTTAATTCTCTCAATACCTTTTTGCCATATCCTTACAATATCATGCCTACCCCATATTGGAGTAAATACGATAACCTTAAATTTAGAATTTACGCCCACTTACTCGGATTGTGTTTCTTAGTTGTTTCATTAGTCGCGGTGCTTCCTCGTTTACACTTGGAAATAAAAAGGGTTTGGGTTGTAGGTTTACTTGCCTAATACCTTGTCCTTTAAATTGGGCTGCGTATGTCTCAGGAAATCCCGCGTCCGTTAATTCGGTAAGGTTCACTTTTTTACCTGTTCCAAACTCCATATAAGGCGCGTATTTAGCTTTTACGTTTACATTCCAAAGCAATCCATTTGGCCTAATCTTACGGATATTAATATCCCCGCGTAAACGTCCACCATCGACGGGTGCGCGCCTAATTGCCCCGTTGCGAATCTCTAAAGCGCTTTCGGCTAAATCATCAGCTACGGACTTATTAAGTTCTGCACCTGCTTTTTTAAACCGCGATACAAGTGCATTAATGTCTACCTGCTGAATCTTTGCCGTTATCATTTCCCCGTCGTATAAGCTAGGATTTCAACAATACTCTCATTATTGCTTAATATCCTATGGATTGTTAAAACTAAACCTTGGTAAATTATCCGGTACTTGGTTTCATAATTAGTCGTGTCATCATTTCGGAACCTTAAACGAATCTTAAAGGTTCGATTATAATTCACTTGGCCAAACCTTTCGGCCCTATCTCCTGATATTTCTATTACCTCAGCATAACTAGCAAACTCTTCACTCCATGTAAGTATCTGCCCGCCCTGGCCATCACTAACCGCGCTTGCCGTTTCAAAGCTTACACGGTCTCTGAATGATCCTATGTTTATACCCTTTGGCATTAGATAAAGGTTTTGCGATATACGTTTAGAATCCTTTTTACATCAAATGGCAATGCACTAATACTAACATCCACCGCGCTATCTTGCCGATTCTCGTATAGTTCGCCCGCTAATTTGCAAATAGCATCTTTAATAGGTTCGTCAATCGCATCATTAAAGGCGGTGTACTCAACAATGTAACCAACACCAACACTACCCGCTAGATTTAAAGCGATCGGTACTGTAATAGTCTTTTCATCTAGTCCCGTAGTAGTAAAATCAGTAGTTGCCGTTTCTGTACCATCTACCGCCACAATTTTAACCGCTGTAACCGTTGTTACTGGACTAATAGGTAGTTCTAGTTTATAGTAATAATTTACCACGTCCCACTCTTCAAAAGAGTAGAAATAGGCTTTGTAATTCTTACTGACTAGAGCCTGTTCAATGTACTTTTCAACTAATTGCCTTGCTGACTTCAAAACAGATGTAATAGTGTCATCGTCCGTATCAAATCCGATACGCAAATAGTTTTTAAGGTAAGCCGTTGTAATTGGCTCGGCCCCTGTTTCGCTTACAATGTTGTTTTGAATTAACATCTATTTTCCTTTTACGTTTTTGCGCTTTTTTACCGGTACTACATCTTTAGGCTTGCATTGGTCTTTTGGTTTCTCAATCTTAGGGCTTTCGATATACTCCGTAACCATTCCCAAGTCTTTTAACCATTTGCCATTATAGCTAGATGTGGTATAAATCTCGCCTTTTGCGCGTTTGATATGATCCCTATCTAAATGAGTGCGAATTACTTTAACTTGCATATTCTTGATTTATACAAAGATAACAAAAAAGCCCCGCATGATGCGAGGCTTTAATTTATAGGAATTAACTACTAGCTAATTGCAGTAATTACGTCGGCAAATGAATCGTAGAAGATTGCATTTTGATAAGGCTTAGCTAAGGCAATTCTTTCCTCGATTACGATGGTAATTAAGTTCTTAATTGCGTTGTCTTGATCTTGGTCGTAGAAACGAACACTAGGAGCATCACGTTGTAACATTAACGCGGCTTTAGCCATATTAGCTACAACTACGTCACCAGCGGTTACAGCAGTACTCAACCCTACTACAATACCATTAATAACCAAACGGCCATCGGTAGTGAAGTTAACGCGGTTTAAATAGTTACCAGCTGACTCTTTCAATACTTGAATACCATACACATCGGCAGGATTCATTATGATAGTGTCGGCCATGTAGTTTACTTGCGCTAATGCTTCGCTTGCAGCAATTAAGGCATCTACTTTTTGAGGGTTTTGCACACCTGTTAAGGTAGTACTAGCAGCGGTTAATGCACCACCAACGGTTAAACCCTCCAATTGAGTAGGAGTACCTGAGCCTGTTCCGTAAAGTAATTGTTGATCTTCTTTATCATAAAGATCCTCGATACCTTGGAAAGTAAGGAAAGCAGAAAGACCTTGTAAGTCATTTACCATTTCCTCAGATACGCGCATATTG